CCCAAAATCTGATGGAAGATGTAAAACGGTGGTGGTCGGACATCCCGACACCCACAAATAGGAATCAAAAAGGGAAGTCTTCCCGCAACCAAACTCGCCAACGTGAGCTGAGAGGACGGCGCTAATGCCTCGCGACTACGATCGACCAGGTCGACTCGTCACTACCATGAACGGGCGCAGCCGCGCCAATCAGGCCGACCGGGACCTGGTCAACATCAACTCGATCATTTCTCGGTACATCGCGGGGCAGCCCAACGTGATCGTAAGCTCACAGGAGCCGCTCTACGGCGACTTTACAGGTCCGCTGGACCTACATACTCAACTGAACCGGGTGAACGCGGCAAACGAGCGTTTCCAAGCTCTGCCTAGCAAAGTACGGCAGGCGGCACAGAACGATCCGGTCCGATTCCTCGAAATGTTCGAAGATCCTGAGCAACTGGCTGTCCTCACTGAGGCTGGCCTGGTCGTCGGGTTTCCCGATGACCAAGCCAGTCCTCCCCCTCCCTCGGCAGCCTCCGAAAACCCGCCGGTGGAACCGGCGGATCCGCCAGCATTGGCGGACTCCTGAGTGCTATGACTATCTCGTCTCTTTAGCACTCTGTGACCGCAACCAAATCCCGTAAAATACGCAAGCGAATCCAAGACCTTCCAGCACCCTACCCTCACTACTATCAACTAACAACACTACTAACCCTACGAGAATTATAAGGAAACTCATGAAACGTAAATCTCTCTCACGTAAGAAGTCCAACAAAATGTTCCGTAAAGGTGCGAAACCGCACAAGAAAAACCTAAAGGCGAAGCCGATGCGAGGTGGCTGGAGACTGTGAAGGATGCCTTGCCTTAACCCGATGCCTGCACTGAGGCATCAGACGGGAGCGGTCACAATAAAACACCGTCGCGATAGCGACTCGCTCTTCCAGAGCGAAATTGAGCTGCCCTGCGGACGCTGTGGCGAATGCAGAGCAGCTCGAATACGAAGCTGGGCAATCAGAGGCTTTCATGAATCACAAACCAATCTGCGCATGACGCGCCGTGGGAAAGTCCCGAACAACTGCTTCGTAACATTAACCTACGACCAGGAGCATCATCCGAAGGATGGCTCCTTAAAGCTTGAGGACTGGCAAAATTTCATGAAGGCGTTACGCCGTCGATACCCAGGACGAAAGATTTCCTATCTAGCATGTGGCGAATATGGCCCGAAGTTCGGGCGATGTCACATGCACGCTTGTCTCTTTGGTGTCGATTTCCATGAGGATAAAATCCGATGCGAGAACACGACAGCCAAGAAGTCATCTGTCGAATGGACCTCAAAAGCTCTTTCGGACACCTGGAAGCGGGGTACTGCGACTCTGGGCCCCCTTACCTTTGCGACTGCCGCTTATACCGCTGGCTATGTTTTAAAGAAACAGACCAGCGACGAGCATGTGCGAGACAACGCGGTGTACGGCCAGGACGCGCAACCGCTGACACTCCGTAAACAGGAGTTCAACACAATGTCCAAGGGCTCACGCAAAGGCCGAATGGGCTTAGGCGGCGAATGGATCAAGAAATACTGGTCCGACGTTTATCCGAAAGACTCCGTGGAAGTAAACGGAATGTCCTTTCGGCCGCCTCCCTACTACGATAAGTACTTGAAGGAGACCCATCCAGAAGTTCACGACCAGGTGCTCGAACAGCGGAAACAATTCGTAGAGAAACGAGGCCTCTCGAACGAGAGGCAAATCAGAGCACGCCGCCAGATTTTTCTGGACCGGCGTCGCGAATACCAACAACGAGGAGACCTCTAAAAATGCTGATCTTTGCCATTCAGGACACCAAGGCGGATGCCTTCCTACAGCCCTTCTTCTGCGAAACGCAGGCCGTGGCGATCAGGCTACTCAAGAAGCCCTGCAACGATGGGCAACACAACTTCTGTGTCCATGCGGGTGATTATCACCTCTACGAGCTGGGCAGCTTCGAAGAAGCGACAGGCGAGATTAACTGCTGGCCGAAGAAACACATTACGGGACTCGATGCACTCGTTGACCAGGTCGAACCCGTTGGTCTAACCTCTCTTCAAGGGGGTGAGTAATGTCACGAGTAACAGCGCGCCGAGGACCCAGCGGTAATTCACAATTCGCGAGTGTTCCTGCCGTCAGCATCCCGCGGAGTTCTTTCAACAGGTCGCATACGCATACCACCACCTTTGATGGTGGATGGCTCATTCCTATCGCGGTCGAAGAAATGTTGCCCGCAGAGACGCTTAAAGTAAAAACAGCTTCCTTTGTCCGCATGATCACTCCAGTCGTGCCCGTCATGGATACGATGTATCTGGACACCTTCTGGTTCTTCGTGCCGAGCAGGCTCGTGTGGCAGAACTGGGAACGGTTCATGGGTGCGCAGGACGACCCGGACTCGGACATCGATTTTCTGATCCCGACAATTGACTTCACGGACAAGACGAACAACGAGGTCTTGCATGGCACCATCTATGATTACTTCGGAATCCCGATCAAAGTTGACCTGAGCGACGTGAATGAAACACCGGTTTCAGCGTTGCCCTTCAGGGCGGCGAATTTGATTTACAACACATGGTTTAGATCGGAAGACCTAATCGATTCGCTTCCCGTTCCGACGGATGACGGGCCGGACCTGTCCGAACAGTACAAGCTGCAACGTCGGGGCAAGCGCCACGACTATTTCACGTCGGCTCTTCCTTTTGCTCAGAAGGGCGACCCAGTAACACTGCCGCTTGGTACCTCGGCTCCTCTCGTGGGAACGGTCCCTGCCGAATCGACGGGTACGCCGTCGTTTGGCTTCGCTGGGTACACCACGACTGCCTCTGTGCTCGAGGGCAACGCAGCCAACATTGAGATCAAGAATTACAACGGCGGCTCCTCCGCCGATATGACCTGGGACGACCCGAATCTTGAGGTCGACCTGGCCACCGTCGGCGCTTTCGCCGACCTGTCCTCAGCTACTGCCGCCACGGTCAACGCGATTCGCGAGAGCGTGACGCTTCAGCAATTCTACGAGCGCCAGGCGCGAGGCGGGACTCGCTATACGGAGCAGATCACGAGCCAATTCGGAGTCCGATCTCCGGACGCCCGTCTGCAGCGGCCCGAATACCTTGGAGGTTCAAGCGACGTGGTCAACGTCGCACCGGTGTCTGCAACGTCACGGATTCCGGCCAACGATACGTACATCGGGACACTCGGTGCTGTCGTGACAGGCGGCAACTCTGGGCGCCGGGGCTGGACCTACTCCAGCACTGAACATGGCTACGTGATTGGCTTCGCCCAGGTCCGTGCTCGCCTAACCTATCAACAGGGCTTGTCCCGGATGTGGACCCGGCAGAGTCGATTCGACTTTGCGTGGCCGATCTTCAGCAATCTCGGAGAACAGGAAGTCCTCAACCGCGAAATCTATACACAGGGAACGACAGACGACACGGAAGTGTTCGGGTATCAGGAGCGTTATGCCGAATATCGTTATGCTCAAAATAGGCTTTCGGGCCTTATGCGCTCGGATGCGACTGGCAGTCTCGATGTCTGGCACCTGGCCCAGGATTTCGGGTCGCTTCCGGCGCTCAATGAGACGTTTATTCAAGACGATCCGCCGTTTGACCGGGTTCTGACGGTCACCGATGAGAATCAGTTTAAAGGCGATTTCTTCTTCGATATGACTCATGTCCGCCCCCTCCCGGTACGTTCCGTGCCTGGCCTTCAGAGGTTCTAATGGCCGGCGCAATCGCAGGCGCAGCAGCAGGTGGACAAGCGAGCGGCGCAGTCGGTGGAATCATCGGCATGGGGGTCGACGCCCATGTCCGGAATCAAAATTGGTCCCGCCAAAAGCGGGCAATGCAGGAGAAATATCAATGGGCCGTGCGCGATCTCCGCGCTGCGGGCCTGAATCCGATTCTCGCCGCTACAGGCGGTATCTCCGCCGGAAGCGCGCCCTCGCTTGGAAGCTCCAACTCGATTGGTCTAGGCAATGCTGCCGCCTCTGGCCTGGCTGCAGGAACGAAGGCGAAGACGTCGAACTCGGAGATCAAGAAGAACGAAGCTCTGACAGAAGCCGCAGGCGCACAGTCTTTTAAAATGCGCGAAGAAGGCATGAACGCCAACCTGATGCGTGGCTATATCCGCGCCGAAACCGAAAAAATGACGAGCGACGCGAAATCGGCTGCGTGGCAGGCGATGCAACAGGAGCTAGCTATCCCTCGACTCAAGGCGGAAGCCGAAATGTGGTCGAACCCTGATGACCGGAGGCGTCTACAAAACCTCCAACTCTACGGCCCCCAGGGCCTCATCGAAAAGGGCCTTGTCCACGGAGGGACCACGGCCCAAAATCTGATGGAAGATGTAAAACGGTGGTGGTCGGACATCCCGACACCCACAAATAGGAATCAAAAAGGGAAGTCTTCCCGCAACCAAACTCGCC